CTCGCGCCAATCGGCGCAGCATTTCAGACCACCTTTGCAATCATTGTCGGCGCAATCAACTCTGGTATTGAAGCGCTCAATCGCTTTTTGGGACTGACTCCCGAAGCAGCTGTCGAGAAAGCTGAGGAAGCACTTGAGGCACGCCGTCAAGATTTCATTGCTGCCAGGTCAGGAAAAGGAAAGCTTGTCAATCTTGGTCAGCAAGGCAGTGCGCGTCGTCAAACACTTGCTGAAGCTAGGAACGAGTTTCAAGACGCCATAGACACTCTTAATGAAGCTAGGAGAAGACTCGGCCAAGGCTCAGGGACGATTGAGAAAGGCGAATTAGTAACTGCTGAAGATCTAATTAAAAACAGAAAAGGCAAGGGTAAAGACCCGGCCAAGGAAGCTGCAAGGCTTTCCAACATTGCCGCTGAGAACGCTCGAAGGTTACGGAATGAGCAATCAAAGCAGGCGTTGGCGTTACTGAAGCAGCGTTACGACATTGAAAGGCGATTAGAGCAGGAAAAGCAACGTTTGGTTTTAGACGGTTTGTTTGGAGCTGCGAGAGCACAGCAAGAAACGTTCAATACTTATGAAACGCAGAACTTGGCGATTACTGAGGAGGTCAAACGACTTGAGGACGCGGTAGCTGCCGCCGAAGATCGCGTAGCAGCGGCCCAGGAGCGCCTAGACGCCGCCACATCAGCACCGGACAGGGCAAGGGCGCAAGGAAGACTAGACGTCGCTCAAGCCCAGCAGGTAGGCGCTCAGAGCCGCTTAGATCAATTCTCAAATAACACCGTTGAGATGAGATCTAACACGTTTGAGCAGATGATCAACAACTCGACTGCAGCATTCCGTGAGCGTGCTGCTTCTCTTAGGGAAGAGACCGAAAACCTCCAACTAAGGAACCGTCTGATGATGGAAGGTTTCTCACCTGAGATGATCGAACAGCAACTGCAGATAGCTCAATTCGACCGTGATCGTGCTGCTCAGATTGGGATTCTGAATCAACTGCGTGAACAGGGAAATTTGAACGAGCTTCAATATGCGGAAGCCTTGAATGCCGTTAATGAGGCTGCGGAAGGAGCAAAGGAGTCAGTTGAGGCATTAACTCAAGCGCAGATTGAAGCTGCAGATCCAATCCGCAACTATATCGAGTCAGCGCAAGAGTATATCGGTAATACCCGCGAGCGTCTAAGTGAGATGCTTTCTACTGTTGATAATGCTTTGGCGTCTTCTATTGAAGGTGTAGTTACTGGAACGATGACAATCCAGGAGGCGTTCCATTCGTTCTTTAAGAATATAGGTCAGGCATTTCTAAAGATGGCATCTCAGATGATTGCTAAGTTGATCATCATTTCACTGTTAAAGAAAGCGCTGGGTATGTTCGGTGGTGGTGGCGATGCTGCACCGGACGCAGGTGACGCGATGGACGGCGGCGGAATTTTACCTTTGTTTGATAGCAGCGGAGACATGAACGCAGGTGGCGGTATCCTCCCCGAATTCGCAAATGGAGGAATCGTCACACAACCAACGCAAGCCCTAATTGGTGAAGGAGGTATGAATGAGGCAGTTGTACCACTTCCAAACGGCAAGGCTATCCCGGTCGATATAAAAGGTGTTGGAGGTGGTGGTTCTGTTACCAGTAATGTAACGGTGAATGTAAATAATGAGGGTGGTGGAGATAATGAGATGTCTGGTGATAATGCCGGTAAGCTGGGCAAAGCCATTGATGGCGCTATTCGTAAGGTGATTATGGATGAGCGTCGATCCGGCGGTCTTCTTTATATGGGTTGATTATGTCTGACATTGCGCTAGGACTTGTTCTACTTCTCGGTGTAGAAGAATCTGCCAGGCATCGTGTACGCCGTTTTGGTTTTGGAGACGGTTACGAGGTCATTTCTCCTGATGGTATTAACAGTTTGGTTAGGGAATATAATATCTCTACGAAACCCCTCTCCTTTTCTGACTTTGTCACCCTTAAGAGCGATTTAGATAATGTTTGCAGGGGTGATTTCTTCGTTGCGACTTTGGAGCCATACAGTTCTGAGTCTGTGCGTTATCGTATTGCTGATAGTAAATATAATGTGAAGCATCTACCTGCTTCCGATACCTATATTTTTGTTTTCACTTTGCGTGAAGCCTTTGCTGGTGAGATCATTACTTGATCATGGGACGTTATCCGACTGTTAATGACGAGGGTGAATACTTAGATCCCCGCAATGCTTTTTACAAACCTCTTCTTAATGCGATTGATGATCTGAAAGATGCAGAGGATAAGTGGTATAAACGCAGGCGGGACGTGTTTAATGAATATGACTTCGGGGATTTTAATGAGAGTGACGGCGATGTAGAGAAAAAGTACGACCAATTTTGTGGTGATGATCCCTGGAACTACAAATCAAGGTTTGATAACATCGATCCAAGTCGTCCCTCTGGTGGGGGATACCGCTTAGTACAAAATCAGTTTCCCACTTCAAACATTTCTGATGGATATGCCACTAACATATTCGTTGTAAATGGAGAAGATGATGATGGAGATCCTTGCGGTGGCGACCGATATGTAGCACCTGAAAATCGTAAGTCTGATGATGGTGATTGTGATGACAGCCCTGCCCCTCGCGTACTCCGTTACCAGGAAGGTAGGGGTAAAGGTAGTGTTGATTGCCTGTACTTTAACCTGGCCGCTTTTAAGGATAAAGGTACAAAAAGCAGTCTCCGCTATTACGAATCAACAGGCGATGACGACGATCCTTTTGAAGAAGTAGATGTTTTTACTCGCTTTGGAGAAACTCCATACGCCTGGAATGCTAAGGACGGTTATGGTCAACAGGCTCTATCTGCGTTGAAGGCTGCTGGTGATGACTACGAGGATCAGGTGAGACCCTATCTCGACGATTACAAGGATGCACTTGAAAACTATAGAACCGCTGGTGGCGGAGACCTTGAAAGCTTCTTTGATTACTTAGGTGGAACTCTTGATAGGCCTTGGGATGGGTTTGACGGTGATGAGACCAGCTACAACCGACCTCCAAAACTACCGTCGAAGTTAATCCGTCAAGTCCGTTCTATTCCTAAGCCAGGTGAGGCCTAATGCCAGTTCTTAAGTCTGATGCGAACGTCGATCTTTATACGATTGACACAGGTAGTACAAGGACAGTAACCGACTGGCCTGGTGGTATAAACCTTGTTCCTGCTAATCAGGTAGATGGGCGAGTAGTTACTTATTTCAACGTAGTTGGTCGTTCGGGTAGCCCAACAGCCCCTGAGTTTATTGAGTACCGGCCATTTCATCTATCAGTGAACGGGTTTGAGATTTCAGGGTCAAACAAGTTACCACAACCTAAGGCTACGTTTTCAAATATGGATGGTTCGTTTACGGACTTGAACATAGACTTTGATGATCTAGTAGGTTTCAAGCTTATTCGTATCAGAACCTATGCAAAGTTTTTAAAGTCAGTAGATGGAGTAAACCAAGCAAGCTACAACGAAAACGCACATTTTCATCCTGATGTTTGGTACTTCAATCGGAAGATGGAAGAGACCAACCAGTATTGTGTTTACGAACTGGCATCTGTCTTTGATGTTGAGGGTATTCGTTTTCCTAAGCGTCGTATGTACTCCAACTATTGTCCTTTCGTTTACAAAGGACCGGATTGTAGGTCTGAGTCAAACAGGAGTGAGTGCCCTAAGACCTTAGCCGCTTGTAGGGAGCGTTTCCCTGATAGTGATTTGCGCTTTGGTGGATTTCCTACAGCAAACTAATGACTTCTAAGCTTCATATTGATATTGCTACGGCTTGTATCGCAGAGTTTCCAAATGAAGCTTGCGGCTTTGTTGATGGGAGCGTTGTTATCCCTCTAGTCAATCATGCTGATGATGTGGAGAAATCTTTTGTGATTAGTGGTGAGGATTTTCTTAAACACGACCCAAACACTATTTATCATTCGCATCCAAAGGGTGATTATGGTTTTAGCGAGCAAGACATTCTTGTAGCCGCCAATATGGGTTTAACGTCTTATTTGTATGTAGTTGAGACGGATCGAATTGAACGCTACTCTTCAACTACAGGCGTCGAAGTATTTGAGAAGATTTTAGGAAGCTGATGCGGATCAAATTTGCCGGATTTATAGGTAAGCGCTTCGGGGTGGAGCATCAACTTGCTGTGCATAGCCCAAACGAGGCGATTAGGGCGCTCTGCCAGCTTGTGCCTGGCTTTCGTGCATTCTTGACTTCCGCGCATGAGCGTGGGATTTACTTTCAGATCATTACGTCCAACTCCGACGACTTAACTGGGGTTGGATATGACGAGTTGCAGCTGGGTTGTCAGTCATTCACATTGGTGCCTGTCATTACCGGTAATTTCTTCGGTTTATTTGGCGGTGGCAAGACTGGAGGGATTCTCAGCATTTTGGCTGGCGTTGCTTTGGTTGCTTTTGCAATGACAGGTTTCGGCGCTGTTGCTGCTGGCTCGTTTTTGGCAGGTGTGCAGACAGCGACGATGTCTCTAGGCCTCGGTCTTATTTTTACGGGTGTAGCGAGTTTATTTGCGCCAGGTTTACCCACTCAAAAGAATAGGCAAGAATCAGCGGGTGCCGATGACGCCATTTCAAGAGGTGCGGCACCAGTTGCTGTAAATGGGCAAGCTGTACCGCTGTTATACGGTGAGTATCTAGTTGACAACATGCCAACCGTAGCTTCATATATTGACAACAACGAAGGTTACTTCCTTGGTTTGGTTTCTGAAGGAGAGATAGAAGGTTTTCCTACCAGCGTCAACGAAGATTTGTATCTTGACGGGATGGTTGCCAAAGCTAGTCTCATTCAGAATGTGCAACTAACAAACGGCAGTCAGACGACCAAAAGTATCGACATCGTCAAGTCAGCCGGTTTCAGTATTCCGATCAATGTCCCTTTTAATCCTCAAGGCGGGGACTATGATGGTGACGATGATGGAACGCCGAATACACAAATTACTAGAACCTTTACTCAAAAAGAGGCAGATACGGTTACGATTCGTTTAAGTATCGGACCTGTCTATCAGACGAAGAATAAGAGTGATAGCGGCGGCAGTGATTCCAATTTTAGAGACTATACAGAATCAGATGATAGCGGGGGCGCTGATAATCCTACTGAAATAGTCATTCAAATTTTGGATGGAAATGCGGAAATTTTGCACTCGTCAACGAAGCGGTTTGAGAAGGTAACGTCTACTCAACTAAAAGAGTACAATTTTGATATTCAGGATGCAGTAGAACCGATTTCAATGCGTGTGACTCGCATTGATCGGAAAGGGCCACGGGGACCCGTCACCAAGTCTGGTCAATCATCTCAACGCCAGTACACATGGACGAAGTCCCCTGTAACTTGGATTTCTGCTGATGTGACTTGGGCCGAGCGTCTAGTTTATCCATACTCGTCCTTGCTAGCGCTTAAGTTTGCAGCCGGTGAATTTGGTCAATTTCCGAAAATACAGGCTCGACTAAAAGGTTTAGTTGTACCTACGCTTAATTCTTCATTACAAGTAAGTTACAGCTACAGCAATAATCTAGCGTATATTCTCCTGGATTTATTGACTAATCCTCGGTATGGAGCGGGGTATAGAACCTACACGATCGAAGGTGATGAGCATGTGCAGGCCGGTATTCGTATGCAGGATTGTGATCTAGCTTCTTTCAAGAACGCTGCCCGATATTGTGATGATAAGGGAATTACATTTAATGGTTATATCAATAAGGATGCCGACGCTCTTGAGTTGTTTCGTGGAGTAGCGGCTACATTCCAGGGTCAAATCATTTATGCGGGTGGTTTTATCACTATTGTTGTTGATAAGAAATTAGAAGATACTACTAACATTCGTCTTTATTCTGCGGCTAACACGATCTCTAGTGGTGATGCCTCTTCGGTCGGTTCCCATTTCTCTTATGAGGGAACTGGTCGCCGTTCTCGTAGTACAGCAGTCCAGGTTTCATTTGTTGACCCTTCAGAGTTTTACACAGAGCGTAAGACGCTAATTGAGGACGCAGGACTTATTGATCGTTATGGGTACAACCTTACGCAGGTTCGGGCTTTAGGTTGTACTAGCGAGGATCAGGCGAAACGGATCGGACGATATACGTTGGCTTCAAACACACTGTCAACTGAGACAGTCAGCTTTAAGGTCGGTCCTGATGGAGCAATGTTGTTGCCGGGGGATATTTGTTTAGTTATGGACCCGCTAAAAACTAATCATGAGTCGGGGGGGCGTATCAAAACTGTTGCTGACGGTAGGATTATTGCT